TGAAATGATGCCATGTTCTTGAAGTTCGCCGACGCGTTTGCCATAGCTGCGTTTTCGGCGTCTTTGGCGTTCTGCGTTGCCGCCGCTAGGCCCTGGGTTACGATGCCGATACCAGAGGCAACCTTATCCATTCCGGCCCATCGCGCCACGGCTTCGAGGCCCCCGACAAGGCCGGTCAATGAAGCAAGGGCAGTTTCGGCCATTCCCCAGAATGACGCCCCGACAAGACCGACCGTTCCCATGACGCCCTGCAGCGCCTTTAAGACTCCAAGCCCGACAACTTCTTGAATGTCACCGAATTGACTTTTGAGTTGCTTCCACTGGCCGGAATAGGTCAGTAGCTGCGCCTGAGCCGAACCGCCGAACCGCTGCTCTAGTTGTTCCAGTACCGCCGTAAACTTTTGTGATTTCGGGACGGTTTCATCAACAACAATTCCATATCTTGATAGGGCGCTTGTGTTCCCGGCGTATGCCTTGCCGAGAAGATCGGCCACGGTTTCAATCGACTTCCCGGTAAATGCCGCCATATCAGCAGCGGCGAGCGTGGAACGCTTTACTTCATCGGTCGTCATGCCGAAGGACTGAAGAGTAGCCATGATCGACTTCGTAAGATCATCTTCAAAGATCGTGGTTGACTGAACCATTTCAGAGAATGCCACCATGTCGTTAATGGCATCCTTTGAGTACATGCCCTGATTCTTCATGGCGAGGCCGAGTTTCATCAGGGCCGTTTCGGAGTCCATGTAAGCCTGTATCGAAGGGGCTACCGCTGCATAAACAGCCGTCGCTGCCGCTGTCAGTGTCAGCCAGTTCGCTTTCACGGATTGAATAAGGGAGGTCTGTTTGCCGAACTGCTGATCGTTCAGGGCTTGGATTTTGGAGTTTTTGGCTTCTTCGGCCCGGATGATGTCCTGAGCGGATGAGCTTGCATGACCCTTGATAAGGTTATAAGCGTTCTCGGCGGCCCGGCGCTGGGCCTCAAAGGATTCTCCGGCTTTCGTTCCGAGCGCCCGCCATGCCGTTTCAACGCCCTTCGCCGTCGCTACTGCGTTCGGCTCGATGTCGGCGAGTTTCTGACGATAAATTTTGTCGTCGAGCGCGAGCTCCACAAATATTGATCCGAGCCTACTAGCCATTGTCGCTCCCCATTATATCAAGGATAGAGCCCTTTGACGCATTCAGCGCCGGTCTGAGAAAGGGCCTTGCCTTCATCTTGACGGTTCCAAATTCAACCATGTGGGCATAGAAGGCGCCACGGACGGCCCCCTTCTGCATGCTTCCGCCTTTCTCCCTGCTCCCGGCATAGACGCGGATGTTCATTTTTGGATCACCCTTGAGCCGCGTGACGCGGATCGTGCTTTTTAGCGTTCCGGTATCGACAGGCACAATCTGACGGGCTCTTGACGCCACCATTTCGCCGGCCTTTTCAAGACGGTCCATGGCCCGCTTCTCGATCTCGGCGGTGATGATTTCAGGATGCCAGTTAGCTATCCGCACTGTCCTGCTGCTCCCTCAAAAGATGGTGAAACAGGGTCAAGACCTTCTCGAACGTCCCTGTCCTGTCCTTGATCCCGTAGGCGTCGATCGCCGCCCAGACTGCGTTGTGATCGAGATCAACTACCACGTCATATTTCCCGTTGAATCGCGTTCTCACCTGGCCCCGGACAATCTGAAAAATCCGGGCGGCCTCTTCATTTTCCACCTTCAGCTCTACCCGGCATGATTGGCACGGTGGCTCGTCGGGCGGCTTCCTTTCTGCATACATCTGACGGCATTGGTCGCATTTGGTCAGGACTCTCCCGTCTTCAAGAATGATCCTGGATGAAGCCTCGTCGTCGGCGAACTTCATCCAATCAAGGAGTTTTTTTCAGCGGCCTTTGATTTTGCCTCATCAGCTTCCCTGAGCACCTTCAGGCCATTTTCAACCGCTTCGACAAACTCCGGGGCCTTCCCCGAAGTCATGAGCAGGACCTTCATTTCCTTCGTAACCGGGATCGGCTTTTTGTTCTTGTCGAACAGATCCTGCCAGCCGGTGATAATCCGGTCCCATTTCATTTCATCGAACAGGTCCCCGTCAAAATGGAATCCTTCGAAGCGCCGGTAAACCAGCTCTTTGGTCTTTGGATCTTCCAGTAGCGGATACTCCGCGACCGTTTTACCCGTGGCCTTCCGTATCTCCCTCAGATCATTCACCGTCAGGAGGCGGATCGTCACCTTCCCGCCCCCTTTGAGTTCAAACGTCCCGCTTTCGGTCTTTTCTTCAAGATCGACAATCATGCTCAAACCTTTCCGCCATCGCTGGCATTAAGCAAAGCTCTCCAGGTACATGAACGCACCTGAGACCTTGCCGGAGAAGTCCGTCTTTGCCATCCCGTTCCGGTCCGCGCTCACCTTCCCGGCATTGGTCAGGAGGATGTTCCCGCTGGTCCCGATGGTCAGGAAGGAAGTGGAATTCACCCAGAACCGGATTCCGGACGTGGTGCTGTTGTGGATGAGCTTCGTTCCCGCCTCGACACAGGTCCGCAGGAAATTCTGCATGGGATCGGTCGGGTCGTAGGAAACATCGGAAAGCGTGATCGTCCCTCCGTCCGCGCTGCCGAACTCAAAGATGTCCACGTCAACCCCGAACTCGGAGCAGTCCACCGTCTTGCGGGTGATACCGCTGATTTCATATTTCCCCGCGCCGAGAATCTTTGACGTGGGGCCGAGCGTCACTTTCTGAAAGCTCCCCGTTAATGTAGTTGCCCTGTCCGCCATTTTTCGTTACCTCCTTGTTTCGTGATGCTGTTTTCAGGGCAAAGAAAAAGGCGGCATGAGCAGAGGTGTAGCTCTACACAGCCGCCTTGTCTTTCTTACGTTCCCCTTGGATGATCAGTCCGCCGGGAAACCCTGATTTTTAATTAGTCCCTATTGTCTCCGTTGCCGCTTCCCTCTGTCCCGCCGCCTTTGTGTCCAGCGCCCTGTCGAGCGCCCTTTGCTGTTCTTTCGTCTTCATGGATCTCCAAAGCAAATTCGTTTTTCGGTTCACGGCCATCGTCGTCAAATGATCCGCCGGAACTGCCGTATCAACAAAGATTCGATAACCTGCCGCCTTCAAGTCCTGGCAGAAGCCTATATCCTCTCCGATGCCTTGACCGTCCTCTTGCTTCCTGAATTTGAACCACGGAAAGGGCATATTGCGGAACACGTCTAAGTCGTACATGATGCACCCGGCCCCGGTCGCGTCAACCTCCACCAGCTCACCTTCCTCCCACTCGTCGATTGAGAGATAGCCCTTCTTTCCATTCTCCTCTGCCGCCTGAAGCATGATCGAATCGAACGGGGGATAACGCCGGAAACAGAGCGCGGCGACAATGGGAAGGCGACGGGACAATAGGCTCGTAATCGTTTTCGGGTGATAGATCATGTCACAATCCATCATGATAAGCTTAGTCGCCCCGATCGACAACGCCGACTGAACGATGTCATTTCTAAGCGTATCAATCGGCCCATTGTCCGCATGAATGAAGGTAAAGTCCGGGCGTTCCAGGTGAACGAATGAATAGAAAAAGCTCACCGGCACCGTCGGGAAAGAACAGGGAACGCCGATTGCCAGACTAAGGTTACTAATTTTCATCATCATCCTTTCTTGTTTCCATATTGTATTTCCTGGTCCTCTTCGGGGCCTCCGGTTTCCTTGCAACGCAGCAGCAGAGTTTCCACGGAAGATGCTGGCTTGTCGTGCAGGCGACGACCTCGAAGCCTCCGGCCTCCACCGCCTCCCGCAATGCCGCCTCGTCATAATTTCGCACCCATACCGGATAGTCATGGGGCGGTCCTTCCGAGGGCGCGATGCAGACGAAAGTCCCTCCCGGCTTCAATGCCCCAAACGCCTCTGCCATGAATGTAGGGACATCGGCGACATGCTCTATCACCTGCCCGGAGATTACAGCGTCAGCGTCATGAATTGCACGGAATTCGGGTGAATCCACAAGCAGGTCGACGTTCGGGCCGGGGATGATATCAACCCCGATATACTCCCCGGTTATGAGAGGCCGATAAGTCCCGTTAACATTATAACTGCCGAGGTCCACTACCTTCTTGTCCTTGAATCCGTAAACCACCGCGCAGTAATTCATGATTCCCATTGATTCTGCGTCCATTATTTTTTCCCCCTGTAAGTTACTTGATCCTCCATCGTTGACGTGAAATAAGGATGACCGCCCGTCACCCGCTCCACTTCCCCGAATCCCGCCTCTATCATGACCGCCTTCAGGAGCGCGGGGCCGTAGCAATATCGGTGAAGCGATTCCTGGACGTAACTGTAAATGTACAGATCATTCATCGCCCGCAGTTTCCTTGCCGTCGGGTTTTCAAGGTATGCCTTTGCCAGATAGTCGAAATCCGGCACGGTGATCATAATCAGAGCGCCAGGCTTCAGGATTGAGTGCCAATGCCGAAGGGCTTTCTCTGCCTGCTCCATCGTCAGGTGTTCGAGCAGGTGGCCGCAATATATTTCATCTACAGTGCCAGGATCAAAAGGAAGGTTGCAGGCATCGGCGATAAGATCCGGATGGACGCTTTCAAGCTGATCGACATTTATGATCCCCTCGATCTTATACAAGCCGCACCCGAGATTCAGCCTGATATCCCCGTTGCTTTTGGGAAGATCATTTGCCGCCTGCATGGAGCCGGTCTGATGGTCCCAGAAATCAGCTCCCCACTTTTTCGCTAGGTGCCGGTCATTCTGATAGATCGTATCTCGATATTTGAGCAGCCCTTCTTTCTCCATTGCAAAAAAGGTCTGTGATCCGATATGGTGGACAAATGCGTCACGGGCGATGGCGATCCGATAACCCTTCTCCCTGGCGCGGAAACAGAAATCAATCTCCTCACCGGAGCAGGGCCAGAGGGATTCGTCGAAGTCGCCGATGGTTTCCCAGAGCTTCCGCCTGAAGGCCATGCAGAATCCGATGGTAAAGTTCACTTCGATAAATTCCTTGTCGTGGGCCTCGCCCCACTTCACCGCTGCGGCGTTCAATTCCTTGTCATCGTTATACGTTTCAAGGGCGACTTCCTGCTGAAGTCCGGCGCAGTAATTGGCCATCGGCGCGACAATATCGAAGGTGTTAAGGTGATAAAGGAGACGATCGGCCCAGCCTGGTGTCACAATCACGTCATTGTTGAGTAGAATGATCACGTCACCCTTTGCCGCTCTTATCCCTTGGTTGACCGCGACGGGAAAGCCGAGGTTTGTTTCGTTGCGGATCGTCACATCCTCGATTGGAGGATTAGACCCGTTGTCAATGACAATGATTTCCCATTCGCCTCGTGTATTCACGCGAACCGCATTACGGCAGTCGCGGGTCATTTCATGCTGGTTATAAACGGGGATAATGATAGATATCATTCCTCCGCTCCCTCCTTTTCTGCAACCCCTCTTTCCTCTGCCGTCATGTCCCACTCCTCCATTGCCTGGGCCGCCTCGTCAGGGGTACGAGCACCATTAGGGATAAATGTCCTTTCGCTCCCTAACTCCGTCACCTCAAGCCATCTAAGGGAAATCCATTCTTTTCTTGTAATCTCTGACAGCTTCTTTTCCATGAAATTCCTTTCTTTAAGAAAGCGAAGTTAAAACCTCAAAATCCACCGCCCAATGCTTTACCTGCTGCGTCGCATCGGCCACCGTGATTTCATCCACCATCGTGGTCAAATTCATTTCCCTCATCCAAACTAAGGTGCTGCCTGTGATCGTCAAGGCGCACTCGTCAAAGAGCGCCTTCAGGTCTGCATACATGGTCGCTATCTCCGCTGCCGATGAGGAGGCAGAGAATAAGGAGAATTGAATGAGCGTATTTGTGTAGTGCTCCGTGAAGGTCTTCTCTTGCGTACCCACTACGATGAAAAAAACGACATAAGGGAACTCGGCGCCATCGGGGGCCTGATCAAGATAGATCCGCCCGCCGACGTCCGTTGATAAGGCAGAGCCGGAAAACTTCCCATATATGGCTGTCAAGAGGTTGTTCATGCCGCTTCCTTCACCATCAGATCAAGGAATTCATTCGCCTCGTTAGGGTTAATGATGCTCACTATGGCGAAATACCGATTACCAAACTTGATCCTCCATGAGCTTTTCAAAACGCTCCGGTATCTGATCCTGATTCGGTGAGAGATAATCAGGGTTGTTGCCTGAGCCTGTACCTGCTCGGAGGCAGAAACGGGCCAAACGGCGGCCCAAATTGTGGCCGCTGTAACGAAACTCAGAGAAAACCCTCCCATTCCATCAGGGATTTTTGTCTGATATTGCAGCGTTATCCGCTTGTTTAGATCGCTCGCGCTCGTCCGGTTCAAAACTCCTCCCATAGTCTGTGTGTCATTAAGAGGCTGTTGATTGCCCGGTTCAATGCTGCATCCCTGTCACCGTGATAATAATTCCGCTCCGCAATGAACAAGATCGCGTCAATGATATCCTCCGGGATACTCGCCGCCGCCGTCCAGCCACAGGCAAATTCAATCGTGATCGGCTGGGTGGTATAGAGGACATCCGACGGCCAGCTTTCGCCGTAGGGTAGAACGATCCGCCCTATCCCCTCGCCGTTATCCTCAATCAGATAGTCGGTCGTGAGGGTTAGCGTCGTTTCCGTCGCGTCGGAATCCTTATATTTGATAGAAAGGCCCGCGCTCTGGAGATTTCCGAAAGGCAGTTTGATAAAATCAGCGACCGGGAATTTGTCAAGGTAGTAGTACCAGGTCGCCGTCAATAGCTGCC